ACCAAAAAACTATGTCAATAGCTTCAGCTCGTAAAGATGTGGTTGCATTCCTTTCAGCTCCTGTTCAAGGAACTACGGGAGTTCAATTCCAAACATCTGAAGCTGACAAGTTAAGCAAGGTTAAAACTCGTAAAAATAATCTAGGTACATTGGATAGTTATCATTTTATTGATAGTACTCCATTATATGTGTATAACAAGTACTCTGATAATTACGTTTACATTCCTGCTGCTGGTCACATGGCTGGGTTATGTGCTAATACAGACAACGTCGCAGACGCATGGTTCTCCCCCGCGGGTCTTAATCGTGGTGGGTTACGTAGCGTAACTAAACTTGCGTTCAATCCTAACCAAGCATCAAGAGATGACTTGTACAAGAACAACATCAATCCGATTGTTTCGTTCCCAGGCCAAGGTATCTTATTGTTTGGAGATAAAACAGGACAATCTAAAGCATCTGCTTTTGATAGAATTAATGTTCGTAGGTTGTTTATCGTATTAGAAAAAGCAATCGCTACAGCTTCCAAATTCCAACTATTCGAACTGAACGATGAGTTCACTCGAGCACAGTTCCGTAATTTGGTAGAACCATTCCTTCGGGATGTTAAAGGTCGGCGTGGAATTACTGACTTCTTGGTTGTTTGTGATGAAACAAATAACACAGGACAAGTAATTGACACGAATCGTTTCGTTGCAGACATTTATATTAAACCTGCACGAAGTATTAACTTCATTACACTCAACTTCGTAGCAACCCGAACAGGTGTTGACTTCTCTGAAGTTGTTAGTGGCTAATTATAAGGAGAAAGAATTATGGCAACTCTAGGTGTAGATGACTTCAAGGCTAAGTTAACAGGTGGTGGTGCTCGTCCTAATTTATTTAAGGCGACAATCAACTTCCCTGCTTATGCTGG